TGCCCCCGCCGCTGCCACGGATCGTCGACGCGCCGTAGCCCAAGCAGGTGAACGGCACCTCAGGAAATTGCAGCTTCCGCTCGGCTGCGCGCCAAGGCACGTCGCCCCGCGCTTTCGAACCGGCGATGAGCTTGATGACCGTCTCGAAGTAGCCGTTGAACGTCTGCCGTGCGTCCGCCGCAAAAGACCTGTTCGCCGCGTGGTCTAACAGCATCGGGTCGATGAACAGCTTCGTGTCACCGTTCAGGACCGGGTCGAAAATCCCGCGGTCGGCTAAGCGCTGAGGGTCGATGCCGAAGTGCTGCGAGAAGAGGGCCGGGTCGCGGAGCTTCGCCATCTGCGGTTAGCTACTTCCTCCGCGCCGGCCACTTCCCAAGGCGCTCGGTCAGGTTCGCGACGTAGCTCCAGCCGTTCTCCCGTGATCGCCGCTCGGAGCCGAGCACTCTCTCGTCAATCGCATGCCGCAGTTCGTCTTCCCGTTTTGAGCGCCGCGCGCGAGCGAGGCTGTCGCTCGCCATGCTCTCGGCCGTCACGCGAAGGGCGGCTTGCAGCACGTGCTTCTTCTCGGCTTCGTAACCGTCACCACCATCGCTGTCGAAGGCCTGCTCATGCAGGGTCCGGATCGCGCCATCCAGCACCGGTCCGACGGGCACCTTGCTGTCCTGGGCATGTTCGAGGAAGCGGAAGAACTCTTGCGTCAGCCGGTGTGATCCATCTCCAGCGGCAAGGCTCCGAAGCAGCACGACGACAAACGCCTCGAAATGCTGCTGCGAAAGTTCGCGATCCCAATCCCGGCGTTCTCCTCCGCCTTCGATCACGGTCAAGTCAGGCATGTCGGCTCCTATCCTGTCGCGCGCCGGCCGCGGCGGGCAGTACGGACGGGCACCCCTTCACGCTGAGCCTTGATCCGCTCCAGGAGGACGCTGGCGGGTTCGTCGGTTGGATCCTGCGGCACGAGTTCGCCCCGGAACGCCTTGGAGAGTACGGCCCGATCGAGGTGGTCGAGAAGCTTGCGGGCGCTCGTAGCCTCCTTGGCGAGGCGATCAATCCAAGTAAAGGCGGATTCGATCCCACGAACGATCTCGCGTTGTTCTGCAATCGGAGGCGTCGGGAGGCGCACAGCACTCAAGGTATCGAGATTGATATTCTTCTGGGCGGTTGCCGGAGCAAAAGTCTCCAATTCTGCCCGCGCTGTCCGAAGGAAGAACTCCACGAAGCTGGTCTCCGCTCGATCGGCATCGGGTATGAATCCGACGACACTGTCAGGGAAACAGGCTTCGATGGCGAGGATGGCTGTCTGCGCAATATTGGCCGCAATCGTGATGCACACAGTGCCAATTGGCCAAAGCCGGCTCTGCCCCAAACCAAAATCGCTATAGGTTTCGACGAATGACGTAACGTAACGTTCTGCGGCCCTTACCTCTCCCGTCTGAATGAACGGATGGTCTCCTCCGAACAGCTTGGGATCATTGCGGGGACGGTGACGTGACCTCCCACGATCGAGGTCACCGAGTTCAGGAAGCCGCAGCCACTGCCATTGAGCTGGAAGCTCATACGGCGCGAAAAACTCGCGCGAAGCAGAGAACTTCGAGCGGATCGTCTCGGCTTGCCGCGGCACCACCGCGAACGACGCGGGCGAAGCTCGACGCCACTCCTGCGTGAGATCGCCTCGAAATGCTGCCGCGAGTACGGCTTGCTTATACTTTTCGACGAGGCGGGGGATGTGGTTGAGGTGATCGCGTGCGCGACGCGCTTTGACCGAAAAGCTGTCGATCTTCGCTACGATCCGCCGCTGTTCGGGCAATGGAGGCAGCGGGAAAGAATGAGCTAAGAAAGGGCCACGGTTGATGTGCTTCATGGTGCTCCCATGAAGATGCTCGCTGGCTATCAGCTCAACTATGGAAACTCGCAAACCGTAAAAGAGAAATTGCTTGTCGACCATATTGTCATTCGGCACAACCCTGAAGATATGCTGATTGAGAACGGCCGGCTCTCTGTCCCAAATGAAGGCGTCCAATGTGGCAGACCAACTAACAAGGATGTCTCCCGGCTCCACGAGCAATTCGGCATCAACGGTTCGCTTTGTCCTATTTAATGCCCGTCCGGGGTCCGTAAGATTCTGAATGCGAATGATAGGGAGGCCAAATTGTCCCCAGTCCGATGGCTTAAACGCCATGCCATTTAGGTAGCGGCCTGTATCAGCAATGGTTGCGGCAGCCCAACCCCTGGGAAGCTCGCTCATTCCGCCGCCTCCGCGACGATCGCGACCTCGTCCCCAACCTCCAACTCCTCCGATAGCGTCTCGATCTCCTCAAGGGCAGCCTTCAGATGCCCGATGATGGCAGCGGCGATGTCCTCCGGTTCGGTCAGGGCCTCTTCCGCCTCCGCTTCCGTGTCGCGCAGCCAAGCGATGTCGAGGTTGTCGTTGCGGTCCTTGATGGCTGCCCGGCTGAAGCTCTTCCACCGTCCGACCTCGCCTTGCGACTTGCGCGCGGCCTTGCCATTCGGATCGTCGCCATAGGCGGCTTCGAAATCGGAGAAGTCAGCGACGGTGAGCGGGCGCGTTTTGCCGAAGGCCGGCATGTTGGCCCGCATGTCGTAGACCCAAACCGCCTTTGTGTTGGCCTTGTCGGTGGGACCGCGCCGGAAGAATAGCACGTTCGTCTTCACGCCCTGAGCGTAGAAAATGCCGGTGGGCAGCCGGAGGATCGTGTGCAGGTCGCACAGGTCCATCAGCCACGTGCGCAATCGCCGTCCGGTGTTGTCCTCGAATAGCACGTTGTCGGGCACCACCACCGCAGTCCGCCCGCCAGTCTTGAGGGCGCGCACGATGTGCTCGACAAAGGCGAGTTGCTTGTTCGAGGTGTCGGCCGTGACCGAGAAGTCGTTGCGGGTTGGCCGGCCGCCTCCCTTCTTCGTGCCGAAGGGAGGATTGGTCAGGATCACGTCCGCCTTCGCCAGCGCCTCACCGTCCGGCGACAGGGTGTCGATGTTGTCCACGCCTCCTTCGATCCCGTGGAGGAGGAGGTTCATCATGCAGAGTCGATGGGTGTCCGTCACAAGCTCGGCACCGCAGAGCGCGTGGTGGCGTTGAAAGAACGCCTGGGCCTCGTTCAACTCGTACAGGTCGTCGGTTGCGTCCTTCACGAAGCGGTCGGCGGCGACGAGGAAGCCGGCCGTGCCGGCGGCCGGGTCCTGCACCGTCTCACCCGGCTGCGGCTTCATGAGCCGCACGATGCAGTCGATCAGCGGTCGCGGGGTGAAATACTGGCCGGCGCCGGACTTCTTGTCCTCGGCGTTCTTCTGGAGCAGGCCCTCGTAGAGGCTGCCCAAGCCATCTTCGCGGGCCGAGAACCAGTCGAGCTGGCCGATGTTCGTCGTCAGCGTCTTCAGATTCGCCGGCCGTTTCAGGCGGGTCTGCGCGTCGGTGAAGATCGCCCGAACGAGCTCGTCCTTCACGTCAGGCTTGCCGAGGTCGATCATCATCTGGCGGTAGTGCCGAAGCTGCTCTTCGCCTTCGAGCTTGGCGAGCCTTGACCAGCGATAGGCTTCCGGCAGCCGCTCTTCGCGCAGTTTTCCGTTCTGGTCCGGCACTTCAGCCAGCATCTTGAGGAAAAGAAGGTAAGTCAGCTCAGTGACGTACTCGCTATAGCTGACGCCGTCGTCCCGCAGCACATGGCAGAGCGCCCAAAGTTTCCCGACGATGTCATGGGTCGATGTCATCAGCCCGCCTTCTTCCACATTTCTTCGTTGATACCGGCGAGCACGCTCTCCAGCTCGCCGCCAAATACCTTGTTCAGCCTCGTGAAGCCGCCATCGGCCGCGAACGGATCGCGGTCCAGCGCCTCTCGATCGACAACGACTTCCTTGCCGATCTGCTCTCCGATGCGGCGGAGCCACCGCTTTTGCGGCTCGGTCCAGGTCCGTCCGGCCAGGATAGCGCGCATGGCGTCGCGCACGCGATCTTCATAGGGCAACAGCGGGTCGCCGATCGCCGCCTGGCGCACGAAGCCTATGATGGAGGCGGCAATATCCTCGTTCTTCGCGTCGGCCCATGCGCGCCGGAGACTGGCCTCGGAATAGCCCTTGCGGTCGAGCGCGAGCCGAAGCTCCTTGAGGTCGGCCCGCGTGAGATCGCGCGGGCGCTGAACGACGAGCTTCAGGGCGGCGATCGTATTGACGTTGTCGCGGACAAAGGCCGTGAAGCTGTCGAGGAAATCTTCCGGCTTGTCGGCGGCCCCATAGCCGCGAGTCACCGCAACGACCTCGTCGGCATGGTGGGAGATGGGTACGAACCGCGGCGCATCGCCGTCCGCCTGCCAATCCAGCACGGCCCCGAGGGCGGCGCGACCGGCGAACCAGCCCGCGAGTTGGTGCGGCGAGGCATCAAGCACCCGCTTCAGCACGGCCTCCGGTGCCTCGCCCGCCACAGCCTCGATCCGCTCGCGGGCATCGGCGGGCAGCTTCTTGATCCGGCGCCGCAGCTTGACGGCGAGCTGGTCGCGAATGGTCGCGCGCTGCGCGTCGTCCTTCGCGGCCACAAGCTCGGTCACGAGCTGTTCGAAGCTGATCGACGGGTTGACCACGACCGGCTTCATGTCGGTCAGGCCCTGAAGGTGAACATAGAGGTCAACGGCGTCGAAGATGCGGAACACCTCCTTGCCGATATCGGGGCACTGCCGTGTCGCTCGGCCGATCATCTGCTCATAGAGGATGCGGCTGTTGACACGTCGTAGGAAGACGAGGTTCGTGATGGACGGCACATCGATGCCGGTCGTGAGAAGGTCAACCGTGACGGCGATCTTCGGGTTCGCGTCGTTGCGGAACGATCGGATGAGCTTCTGGACGCGATCGACGCTCCCCGTGATCTTCTTGACCGCGGCGTCCTCGATCTCGCCGTAGGCGTCCGCGAAGGCATCCTTGATCGCCTTCACGATGATGTCGGCATGGGCATCCGTCGCGGCGAAGATCAGCGTCTTGCCCGGCAATGCGGGGTCAATGTGCTTCGCCAGTTCCTCGGCCACAACCTGGTTGAAGGGCTCCGTGATGACCTTCTTGTTGAACTGCTCGACCTCGAAGTGGATCTCATCCGGTGCATGGGCGAGGTCGATTTCGCCGGAGCGCGTGTCCAGCAACTCAAACTGCTCATCCTTGGCGAAGGCGATGCCCGCGCGGGCGAGCGCCGTCTCGATTCGGATCGGCGGCTCGTGGTCGATCAGGTAGCCGTCAACGACAGCCTCCCGATATGAATACCGGAAGACGGGATCGCCGAAGATGTCGGTCGTGTGGAGCGCCGGAGTTGCGGTCAGGCCGACCTTCACGGCATCGAAGTAATCCAGCACACGGCGGTATTTCGAGACATAGTCGTCCTGACTGCGAAAAGTGAGTTCCGAGTCGGACATCTCGCGGTCGAGAAGGTAGCCGCGGTGGCATTCATCGATCACCATCAAGTCGTATTGGTCGATGGGTGGCGCTTCGGACGGGTCGGCGGTGAAAAGCACCCGTTTCACGAGGCCCTGAATGGTGCAGATATGCACTTTCGTCTCAAGCTCGGGCGTCACGTCCTCCAAGCCCTTCAGCCCGAAAATGTCTGCGAAGGTCCTGCCCGACACCACCTTGGTCGTCGAGAACTCGCCTTCTGTCTGATGCCCCAGGGCGCTACGGTCGACCACGAAGCAGATGCGCCGGAAACGCTTCACCGCCAGCAGCCGGTAAAGCATGGCGATGGCGAGCTTCGTCTTCCCGGTGCCCGTCGCCATCGCGACCAGCATCGTCCGGCGGTCGTCCTCCAAGGCGCGCTCGACCGCTTCGATCGCGTCGCGCTGGTACGGCCGGAGCGGGAAGCCGAACTCGAAGGGCTGCACCTTCAGTGCGGCAGATGCGGCGTCCTGATCCACCTCCAGGAGCCCAGCGAGCCCTTGCGGCGTAGGCCAGTCCACGAGCGCACGACGGTGGTTGGCGGCGCGACGGGTGTCGCGGAACCAGATGCCGCTCTCCGTCTCGATCTGCTTCAGGTATGAGCGCCCATTCGCGGCGAAGACGAAGGGCACCGTGTGTTCGCCCCAAGGACCACCCGCCCAGACAAAGTCTGCGGACGGTGTCACACCGCTTGAGTACCGCTCGGCCTGATCAATCGCGGCCGAGACGTTCTTGCGTCGCCGCTTCGCCTCGACCACGGCCACGAACTGCGTGCCTACAAACAAAGCGTAATCGGCCGGCCCATTAGCCGTCGGCCATTCGACAATGGCCATGTTCCGCCCCTTCGCAGGCCGAATACCCGCCGCGTGACGAAAGGTCTTCGTGTCAGCTTCCCAGCCGCGGTCACGCAATTGCTGATCGATAAGTGCACGCGTCTCGGCCTCGTCGAGGTTGATCTTCGACGCAGCCTGCTCGCCCAGTTCGACAAAGTGCAGGAGGTCGGCCCGCGGCGCGTCCTCGGCTGCGCTTTGGACCGCAGATAGCTGCGCAGCCATCTCGACGCGTGCTGATTCGTTGTCCTGGGCGAGCTGTTCCCAAACGGCGCGCTCTTCAGCTTCTCTCTTCAGCCGCTCCTCAAGGGTCACCCGCGCTCGGCTTTCCCTCTCGGCCCGCTCTTGGGCAGCAACGGCAGCCTCGGCCGTTTCGGCCACTTTGCGCTGAAGCGCAGCGATCTCCTCCCTCAGCCCCAGCGTCGCATCGACCGGCTCCGGTGGCGGGACAAACGGGCCGGGGTTGAAGTTCGGCTCTCTGCCGTAGGTCCGGTGGAACCACAGCCCGAGCTGGCGAGCGAACTTAAGGGCGGTCAGCGCCTCGGCGTGACTGCCCTTGAGTTCGTGGACGGCGGGGTTCCCGAGCTTGCGAAGCGCATGGAAAACATCCGCTGCCTCCTTCGGAATGAGACGTTCATAGGCCAGTCGGCGAAGCGTCTCTTCGAACGTCTCGCGCTCACCGCGGTACAGAGCGTTGCGGGCGGCGACGAGTTTCGCCATGAGTTCGGCGAATTGCCGCAGCTTGATGATGGCGGTTGACGGGTCTTCGCGGAAATAGCGCTCGGCCTGCGCGCCAAGGGTCGCCAAGCGGAGGTCGTGACCTCTCAGATACCCAAAATTGACGCTCGCCCGTGTCGCCTCGCTCATGCTCGGCTAGATTGCACGTTCTCGCGTTAGTGTCTCGGGCTTTGGCTCCGGAAAACCCGTAAGCTGGCTTGGGCTAACGGACGACGCACTCCACCGACGCTCGCGCCACCCGCGTGCAGCGGATTATGATCTCCTCGGTCCGCTTCATCATCACCCAAGCCTCCACGGCTGGCCGCGCGGCGAGCCCCTTCGCCATCTCCACCGCAACGAAGTCCCGCGCCGCCAAGCGAAGCCCATCAGAGATGGCTAGCCGCGAGAGCAGCCGGTCGACCGTAGCGGCATACTGGGCAGGCCGCCCATCGATCATCAGCGTCGTCTGCCCCGGTGGTCCGCCGTAGGAGACACGAGGTTCGGCCCCACCCGGTGTGGCCGAGAGCGTCAGGTACGCCAGCCCGGAAGCCAAGGCTACTCCGGCCCAGCATCGTGCGCGGTGCCAGCCTCCGGCCGCCCTGCCCCACGAGAACGGCATCACGCGAGCCTCCGACGGATGGCATTGCGGACGCGCCGCCACTTGCCCTGCTCGGCGCTATGGGAGCGAAACCACGCGGCGTGCTCCTCGATAAGGGCGGCGTGCTCGGGGTCGTCGGGGTGGCTGACCATCATCTCATCGGCCAGCCGCTCGATCTCGGCGCGCGGGATCAGCCGCGGCAGGATCGCACCCTCCACGATGGCCCAGCCGATGCCGATGACCATGGGCGAGAGGGCGGTCGCGATCAGGACCCACTTTCCGACCGTCCATAGAGTGGCGGCGGTGTCCATCTTCGGTCGGCACCCCCCACGCGAGCGTGGATGTAGACTATCGTCCTCATCTTGAACGCGGAAGAGAAAAGGGACTCAAAGTCCGTGGACCGATAGTCCACATCAGCGGCCCGCTGCGGGTGTGGACGATGCTGAGATCATCAAGACGGTTGCCGCCAACGTGCGGCGCCTGCGAAAGGGGGCCGACCTCTCGCAGGAGGAGCTGGCTCATGAAGCCGGCGTTGACCGGACCTATGTCAGCCAGGTCGAGCGCGGAAAGCGCAACGTCACGATCACCGTCCTGGCGCGCCTCGCCCGCGCACTCATGACCACGCCTGATCGGCTCTTGATTGATCAGCCTGACGGCGGCCCTAACTCATCCGAATAGCGCGGGCGGCGCTTGTCCATCGGCTCGTCGTCCGCCGCCACGGCCGCGCGGAAGAACTCGTAGAAGGGCCGAAGGCGCGAGTCGTACACGTGGTCCGGCGAGACATCGCCGCCGCGCATCGTGTCGCGAAAGACGATCGCGTCCTTGAGGCCGTAGGGCAGCGCGACGAAGCCGAACATGGCGGCCAGACAGTCGACACGGAGGCTCGCGCGGCGCGCCGCCTTGTCGATGGGCTGGAGCGTCGGCCAGCGATCCTTCCGCCAGCGGCGCGCGTGGCGGAGGAGGCTGAGGGCGACTCGGCGGTAGGGCGCGGGCAAGGCGCGATACGCCTCAAGCGCGTCCGACATCGGCCGCCTCCTTCGGCGCAAACGCACTGACCCAGTCGGCCGGCGTCATCGCGCTGGCGACGACGAGCACGCCGGCCGAGCCCGAGTGCTCCAGCTTCGCCGCCACCCGCTCGCTGTAGGTCTCCGGCAGCCGCGCCCGGAGCGCGATCTCAAGCAGCCGGTCGGACTTCACCACCTCGTGCCCGACCAGCTCGCCCCGCTGGAATACCGGCCGCGGCACGCCGTCGAACACGCGGGCGTGCAGCTCGGCCTCCAGGGCGGCGGCGTAGCGGTCGAGGGCGAGCGTCCAGGCGTCGCCGAAGGCGGTGTCGCGGTCGCGGAGCTTGTAGGCAGCGTCGCGCGAGATGCCGATCGCGTCGGCAGCCGCCGTCACGTTCCCGCAGCCGGCGAGGCGGTCGAGGAAGGCCGCGCGCCGATCGGGGCTCAGCTTCCTATAGGTCCGGGCGGGGGTGCTCATGCGCTGATTCTACGCTTTCGACGCCCCTCGCGCGCGGGCGAAACGATGGTCGATCTGTCGGACCTCTCTGGAGCAAAGCGGGGCCGCAAACCCGTAATACCGTAGACCGGTTCTCTCAGCGCGAGATAGTCTCTGCCAGGGTCATATTTGCCTTTGACAATAGCCAGAATAGCGGGAAGTGAGAGTCTTCCTTACAAGCGCGGCAAGTCACCTGCTCAGCTACCAGAAAACGGGCTGCGGCCCGTTTGCCGATCCGTAGCCGCGCCTTGCAATGTGGGCACATCATAAATTCTAGTAATGTGCGCGTGAGACTTTCCATGAGAGGTGAGCGCCCTTCGCCGAAAAGGGCGTGGTTCGCCCCTAGCGCGACGAGTAGACAATAGCTCCGGAATGAGTCCTCAACCTGTCGCATTCGCGAATAAAGCGCAATCTGAATGGAAAGCGCGAATATCATTATATAGGTGAGCCGTAGATAGACGAACTCGAACACGTCGTCATCAAATGAGTTCTTGAAGATAAAATTTAAGTTGAGAGACTCGGTTTTCAGCAGGGGCTTACTGCCCGTGACAAGATGCGTTGCTTTGTCGAACGGGTTGCTCAGACCTGTTGCGAGATCTCTGTTGTAAAGAATGTCGTAGATCAGCTCAGCGCTGAACGCGCTAGGAACGTCAAGCTTCGCTATGGCCGCCGCAAAGATGTCTTTTCGCCTGCCGGGTTGGAGGCGCCGCGCGTCCATATGCTCGTTTGGCGCTTCAGCCAGCGCGCGATAAAACCCTTCTTCGTCGCCACAAGCCCAGGCCGCAAGGAACAGATTCTCCTTCAGGGGCTTCCGCAACAACGCCAGAGCGACAGTAAACTTCCGCTTCTCCAGCGCTTTCAGCCCCTCATGCACGAAGTGCAGGAAGTCGGAGAACAGAGCTAGGTTAACTTGATTGAGCGCAACCCGTCGGGCCTCGTCAATATAGCCTAAAGCCTCCAGCGCGGTCAGCGGGTCCTCAGCGGACGTGCGCTCGAAGGCATCCCTATCCGCCTCAGAGCGGAAGGTGAAGCGAACCTCACTTGCCCCGGAGGCCTCCGCACCCCGCAGCAACTCGAGCATCATGTCATGCAAATGGAAGCACAACTCGTGCTCGTCGTGGTGCCGCGCCGGAATTAGGGTGAGGCGCTCGGTATCGATGATGCCAAGGTTCGCCACGCCGCTACTCGCTCCTAAGCGTGCGCCGCCGGGCTTACAGATTTTCCCGACGCTGCCATCGGGAGTTCTCGGCAGACCCGACACACGACCGACTTTCCAACGCTCAAGCTCGCCGCGATTCGGTTGATGCTAATGCCTAATCCCCGCATTTCCGCGATGCGGCGTTTCACGTCCGCTCCTACCGAGGGTCGACCCACATGGATGCCTCGGGCGCGAGCCCGGTTCATGCCGGCGCGAGTCCTTTCGATCAGCATGCCGCGTTCGAACTCGGCAAAGACGCCAGCCATCTGAAACATGGCGCGTCCCGCGGGGGTAGTCGTATCGAGCCCTTGTTGGTCAATAAAGAGGTCGACCTTGAGGGCGCGCAGTTGCTCCATCAGGGCGACAAGGCCAGCGAGCGAGCGGCCGAGCCGGGAAACATCCCAGGCCATCAACACGTCGAACTTGCGGCGCGCAGCGTCCTTCAGCATGGCTGCATACTCTGTCCGCCTCTCGGGCCCGACGGCGCCTGAGGCCGTCTCGTCGTAGGTTGCCACGATGTCCCAGCCAGCGCGCTGAGCCACCTCGCGCAGGCGCCGCAGCTGGTTCTCGGTGGTCTGCCCATCAGTCGACACCCTCACGTAGATGGCAGCGCGGCGCATCGAGATCGTTCCTGCTTTGTTCAGGCCCAGCGAACTTATCCCCGCGAAGACAAGGTCGTAAAGGGTCCGCTTTCGGGGCGGCTAAACCGGCATCCGCGGCAGCTTGGAAAGATGGTGATTTTCCGTGCCTCGGCGCGACACCCTTTCCGGGCGGCGGGCAACCCAGCTGCCCGGCATCTGCTCACGCTCGAAGTGCTGATGTCGACAGCTTCGCCGTCGACATCAGCAATCGCAGGGCGCCGCTCTGCGTGCTTGGTCCCCGCGTTAGACCCCGCCCCGAAACCGGCGACATGAGCTGCATCTCCACCCGCCGATCTCCGCGATCATGGCTGGGGATGATTCTGCATCGCTCTCTGCCCAGCTACAATCCCAGGTCGGTAAAGCCGGTTACAGGCGGTTCGGGTAAGGTCCTGAAACGGTAACCTTATTCCGACCTAACCGACCTAGCCGACTTTGAGGGTCAAACTTTACGTAGGGGGGTGTGCGCGGCCCCCTATGGGCGAACGGCGGCGTGCCGCGCCCGCCGAGGTCGACGGCCGGTCGGGTCGGGTAAGTCGGTAAATGGATGGCGTTGCGGGAGCTTACGTCGGGGAGAGGTCGGTTCAGGTGCTACGGGTCGGCTGAAGCTGAGGATGCTGCTCAATACGGCCCTTCATAGTCCCCGATCGCGTCGTCGCGCTCGGGCTTGGCCTCCCATTCGTCAACGCCGTCCCATACCGCCGGGAAGAATAGTTCGTCCCACCGCGCGCGGGCCGCGGGGAGCGGCGGGATAACGTAGCCGCGTGGCCTTTGATTGCTGCGCTTCTCGAACCCGAAACCGCGATCGCCGAGCAGGTCAGCGACTGCATTATGCGTCACGTCCGTTCGCCGCGTCGCCCGCCGCACCTCCTCGGTCAGCGCTTTCGTGGGCAGGAGCATTGAGCCACCGCCAACGACCTCACCCTCAGGCAACTGGCCGATCGCGAGGCAGTCAAAGAACGTCCTCTCGATCGCGTTCAGGCTAGCGATCTTCTGGCGCGCCAGTTCGTCTGTATCGGGCCGAGCGTGCTCGGGGTGCCAACCCTTGAGGTCAAGGGCGAGCAGATCGTGCAGCATAGCGGCCAAGCCGCCCCTGCGCTCGACCTCATCGAAGAGTGCGCCGAAGTAGGAAGCATCCCCCTTTCGCCGATCCGGAACGGCGAAGGCCGCGAAGCGGCGCGCGCCGACGCTCGCCGGCACGACCCATTCATTGTTCGAGGCCATGACAATGTGCAGGTGGTTGCGTTGGGATACCGTGTCCACACCCTTCGCCTCGATAGGGATCGTGGGCTCGGTAATCAGGCCCTTGAGCGTGCCCTCCCCATCCGTCCCGGGCACGAGAGCCTCGTCGGCGAAGAGCATGCAGAGGTGGCGGAGATGCGCGTTGAAGCGGCCCGCGACATGCAGCATGTTCTGAACCCGCAGGCCGTGCACCCCGAACGCCTGTACGAGCGCGTTGCAGAAAGCGCCCTTGCCGACGCCCTCCCCGCCCTTGAATACCAGCGCGACGCGGGGCGGTGTCGCCGGGTTTTGAAACGACCACGCGGCCCATTTCAGGATATAGTCCGCGTGACCGGCATTACCGTCCGCAAGGATGTCGGTGATGTGCTCGCGGAGGCGCGGCCACTCGCCTGGCCTCGGCTCCACGCCGAAGCCCTTCCAAAGGTTGTACGTGTGGCGGTCGCACGCCTCCGTTGGGTCGAGGATAAACCCTCGTCGGTAATACCGACGCCGGTCGCTGCCCTTCCAGAGCCGCGAATAGGGGAATTTGCCCTTCGGCGTTTCCAGCGCGTAGGGTAGCCATTCGAAGTCGAAGGCTTCGCCGTTCATCACGCCCAGCGTTCCATCGTCTTCTTCGCGATAGTACTGGACGCGGCGGCCTTCCAGAACTGCAAAATATCGGCGGTTTACTATCGAGACAGGATCATCCTGCGCCTCGTCTCGCGCGCGTTGAACCTGCCTCGCGGCGTATTCCTGCGGCTTGGGCTTATCCAGAACAGACGCGCTGATCCCGAAATCGCGATCCGTGATGACAGCCATGATCATCTCGTCGCCGACGCCAGCCCGCGCTAACTGACAGCATACGTAGAACAGCGCCTCGGATCGGGATGCGAAATGCGCGGGGTCATCCGGATCATCCCCAGCTACGATGATCGCCTTGCAGCGGTCCGACACCTGGGCAGGCAGTCTATCGAGCGCAACGTGCGCGCTGGGAGGCGTGGTCTCTCCCAAGGCGCCGTCCGCTCTCGCGACGGGCTTCTCAGGCGCACGACGGAGGAGCGGAGCCTGCTCGAAAGCCGCTAGCGGGTACGGTGCGAGATCGTCGGGCCACTCGACTAATCGCGCCAAGGCAAGCTTGCGCCCCTTCTTGACCTTCCGTGCGTCCGGGACGTTCAGCGTGCCCGGCAGGCGCATGATGCGACAGATGTCGTGGCATGCGTCCGCATGCAGCAAGAGCGCGAGCTGCTGATTGTACGCTTCAAGCTCGGCAATACGCTCCTCGGAGCCGTTGACCTGCTGCTCCTCGTCTAGGAGCCAGAACGCCTGGAAGCCGCCACCGCTGTCGATGATGAAGGACGGACGGGGCGAGAACTCGCGCAAGACCCTGAGTGCCCTGACGCGCTCCTGCTCCAAATCCTCTCCGGCCCGCGGATCGAGATCGACATGGAGTGTCGTCATTCCTCGGATATCGGTCTTCCTCGCCTTCACTCGGCCGGCCATCGGCTTCAGCGTCGGATTAACCGAGAAGTAGATGTTCACGCGCCCTTGCCGCGCGTCGATCCACTGTCGGAGCCGCTGCCCATCCTGCTC